AGACGTTAAAAATGAAAATGAGCGAAGATACAGTGAATCACTAGAAAGGGAATAAAATGGGCGCAGAAGCAATACAAGAATTTTTAGTTAAACTCGGCTTCAACGTAGACGAACATTCCCTTTCTAAGTTTATGGGCGGATTAGATTCTGCCGCTATTCGTATCGCTGGGTTTGGTGCAGCTATGGCGGCCGTGGCTGTTGAAGTGGTGCATAGCGTTCAAGAGATCGCCGCTGAAAATGTGCAACTTTCTTTATTGGCTAAACAACTCAACACCACCGCTGATGCTATAGATGACTTTATCAACACTGCTACGATAATGGGTATCAAATCAGAGGACTCTGTTGCATCATTAAAAAACTTTGCGGGTAACGTAGCAGACGCGGCGATGGGAATCGGTCGAGCTAAGATTGTTTTTGAAAAACTCGGAATAGCTGTAACAGATGCAAGCGGTCAAATGCGGTCTTCTACAGACGTTATGGAAGATTTAAAAGTAAAAATGGCCGGTCTTGGCCGTGCTCAACAGCTACGTATAATGGATAAACTAGGACTTGATCCAAAACTCCTAAAAATGTTTAACGATGAGTTCGGCACGACTGCAAAAATATCCTCGGAGCTTAAGAATATTGATTCGGCTACTGGATTTGACTTATCAAAAGCAATTGCACAGTCAAAGCAGTTTAGCGGTGCTTGGCGCGGAATGCAAACCGAAATTAATCTTGTAAAAATGTTATTTGATAAAATGCGCGAATCAATCGCCGTTCGTATGATGCCGGGTATCCAAGCGGGTATAGAAAACGTAACGAGAGCTATCGAGAACGCACGCCACTTCATAATGGATAACGCAAAGCAAATCGAGGACGCATTACAGCCGATTTTAGAGGCGGTTGTATCTATCGGTTCATCAGTTGCAAGACTTACGGGGCGAGCGTTTCAGCTGATGGGCGAATTAATCAAACCCGTGATCGATATTATTATGAAAGCAAATAGGGAAACACACGGATGGCTGTTTAAGATTTTAGCCTTAACTGCTGCGTGGAAAATGTTTAACTTATCGTTTCTTATTTCGCCGATAGGTCTAATCATTGCACTAGGTGCGGCGTTATTGTTACTTTATGATGATTGGAAAACGTGGGAAGAGGGTGGAGAGAGTGCTATTGATTGGGGTAGTGACACAGGAACGGCGATTAAAGCAGTTGTTGGGGGTTTGGGTCTTTTGGCGGCATCTATAACAATTACAAAAGGCTTATTTATGGCTTGGGCAATTGCGTCAAAGGTTGCGGCGGCGGCTCAAATGGCGTTCAATGTAGTTATGACAATGAATCCTATAGGATTGGTTATTATTGCTATTTCTGCGCTTATTTTGGCTGGTTATGAACTCGTTAAGCACTGGGATGTGGTCAAAAAATGGTTTCACGAATTTTTCGATTGGTTTGAGAAAAAGTGGGCGATAGTTTCTGGAATTACAGACAAAATATCGGGAATGGTTGGCGACTCGTTTCATAAAATCGAGGGATCTATTACAGGGCATCCCCTCGGCGCAGATGTAGCTAAGAACGTAACGGTACAACAAAATACTACGATGCACATCAACGGCGCGCAAAGTCCGCAAGCAACGGCGCAAGCAGTGGCGGCACAACAAACGCACGTCAACGCACAAATGACGCGAAATATGACAGGTAGGGCGAGATAATGGCAAGCATAATCCCACAAGGCGGAAGACTTTTAGGAAACATTATCCCAGATTTAGTCATAAGTGAAAGCACGATTGACAGCTGGGAGGTTACAGCGCATCCCGTACAGCAAGGCGCATCAATAAGCGATCATAAATATAGAAAGCCTATATCTTTAAAACTTTCTATGATGTTTAAAGCGGGAAGCACGTCAGATTTGAGCACTACTTACAAAAAGCTTTTAGACCTACAAGCAAGCACAGCCCTTTTTGACGTGATGACTCCAAAGCGCATCTATAATAATATGCAGTTGATATCTTTAAGCTCTACCACGGATCAACACACTGAGAACGTGTTATCAATATCTGGGGAATTGAGAGAGGTTATAATAGTTGATGTTGTAGTTACAAATGTACCGCCGAGAGCAAAACACAAGAACGCAAAAAAAACGGGCGGCACTGCAAAGACGGGAGCAAAGGCTACTAAAGACAAAGGAACAATTCAGAAAACTGACAACGGCTCTATTTTGAGCAAGATAAAAGGGCTTTTTTAAAATGACAGTATCTCAAATACCACTAACTAATATCCCGCAAACTTTTTCTATTCCGATAAATGGGATAAATTATAATTTAACCGCAAAATGGAATGAAAAGCAAGGCTGGATACTTGATATAGCAGATGTGGATAATAATCCTTTAATTGGTAATATTCCTTTGACAACCGGAAGAGACCTGCTAGAGCCACACGCAAATCTAGGCTTCGGCGGTAGTTTGTATGTTATCAATACGGGCAGTACGGACGTTCCAAGTTATGACAATCTCGGCACTGACACAAATCTTTATTTTGTAACGAGTATCTAATGCAACAATGGATGAGATATTGTAGCTTAATCGTTTCAGGTCAAGGCGATGCGCTTGATTTGTCAAAACTTCGAATTTCGTTTGAGATAAGAAAGACGGAAAACGAAACACCAAATCAAGCGCAAATAAAGATTTATAATTTAGCACAAGAGACAGAAAATCAAATCATAAATGAATTTACACGCGTGACTTTGCAAGCGGGATATCAAGATCATTATGGCGTAATCTTTGACGGCGAAATTACGCAAAGCAAACGAGGACGTGAAGTCGGAACAGACACATACGTGATGATATCTGCAAGCGATGGTGACCAAGCTTATAACAGTGCGATAGTGAATGTTACTTTATCCGCTGGCAGTTCACAAAGCGATCATATCGCAGTGGCATCAAAAGCGATGGGTGTAGGGGTAGGTCATATCGACACAGCGGGGCAGAAGTTATCACGCGGTAAAGTTATGTACGGACACGCTAAAGATGTTTTAAGGACTTCTGCATATTCCAACGATCAAGATTGGAGCATACAAGACGGACAGCTACAGGTGCTCGGTAAAATTTCACTGTTACCAAATCAAGCCGTTGTACTAAACTCTCAAAGCGGATTAATCGGCGGGGCTGAACAATCAACAAAAGGGATAAACGCAAAAGCTCTACTCAATCCGATGTTAAAAATAGGGGCTCACGTTGTAATTAATGAGGCGGATGTGGCTTTGGCTAAAATACAGTTAAAGAAAGCGGATACAAGTAAAAACCCGCCCGTTGATGGTACAGACACAGATAAACTCGCTTTAGTTGCAAAAGATGGGTCTTATAAAATTATCGGTGCGAGCTTTGTGGGCGACACTTACGGTACGGATTGGTACAGCGAGATAGTTTGCTTAGATGTAGATGCAACGATTAAAAAGGTAGCTAAGGGCAAAAAAAAGAGTAAGAAGAAAAAGGCGATAATATGATACACGCAAAAGAACGACTCAACGATGAACAAGAAACACTGAGAAGTGCTATTGAAGGCGTGCAGGCAAAACTTTGGACGGCGTTGCCTGCTAAGATCTTAACCGTAAATTACGCAAAACAAACGCTAACCGCACAGCCGACAATTATGGGAAAAATAACTGATGATGATGGCTATATATCTGATGTAAATCTGCCCGTTTTAGTTGATGTTCCGTTTCAAAGTTTCGGCGGATCGGGGTTTGTCGTCACTATGCCAAATCTTGAAGGAAGTGAGTGTTTAATTGTTTTCTCTTCTCGCTGTATAGATGGATGGTGGTCGATGGGCGGCGTACAACCGCAGGCGGAACAACGAATGCACGATCTAAGCGATGGAATGGCGATTATAGGCTTTAATAGTCAAGCGAGAGTTATCCAGAACTATTCAACGACAGCCGTGGAAGTTCGCACGTTTGATGGTAGCACTAAAATAAGTTTAGTATCAGGGGCGATTTCGATCACGGCAACCCATACTATTATAAACGGAGATTTGACAGTTACGGGGGACGTTAAAGGACAGGGGACATCCCTTCATACTCACACTCACTCAGGCGTAAGCGCAGGAAGCGGAAGTACAGGAGCACCAAACTAATGACTTATAGACAACTAGATACTAATGGAGATTTTACTTTTGGAAGTGGACTTGCAAATTATTTGAAAGATAGCACGGATGCAGTAGTTCAAGCCGTGCAAACTCGCTTTAAGTTATGGGAGGGCGAGTGGTTTCTTGACATCACAGAGGGCACGCCGTATATGTCGGGGATGCTCGGTAAATATACGCAGGACACTATCGATCAGCTCGTTAAAAAGCGCATTTTAGAGACGCAGGGCGTGGATAGCATTCTGGATTTTCAAGGCATCTACAACGGAAATGATAGAAGCTACGTGATAAGTGCTACAATATCGACAATTTACGGCACTGCCGATATCACGGGGGCATTTTAATGGGAGTTTTAGCAACACTTGACGCATCAGGATGGAACTATTCCGATTATCCAACTACCCTTGCATATGTTCAAAATATATTTACTAATATTTACGGAACGGATATCTATATAGCACCTGACAGTCAAGACGGTCAACTTATCGCCGCTTTCGCTGCTGCTATGTACGATAACAATCAAACTTTTGCGGCGGTCATAAACTCGTTATCCCCGACTTATGCGCAAGGTGTTCAGTTGTCGAATGAAGTCTTAGTCAATGGAATATCTCGACAACCTGCAACGTATTCAACAGCAACTTTAACATTAACGGGAACAGTCGGAACGGTAATTAGTGGGGCATCAGCTAAAGACGCAAACGGCAACACTTGGGATATAGCAAGCGGCGCACTTGATAATACGGGCACGGCGTTACTTCTTGCAACGTGCGCAACGGCTGGGGCGGTCACGGCTTTGGCAAATACAATCAACCAAATCAACACGCCTATTTTCGGATGGTCAACAGTCAACAACGTGAATGCAGCGACAACGGGAACGGATGCAGAAAGCGACTACTCACTAAGACAAAGACAAGCGTTATCCACCGCACTGCCATCAGTAACAGCTATCGGCGGATTATTAGGCGGATTATTATCTGTATTGAGTGTTACGAGGGCGGCGGTTTATGAAAATCCAACCAGTGCCACCGATGCAAACGGGCTCCTAGCTCACTCTATAGCGGCGGTTGTTGAGGGCGGCAACGGTCAAACTATTGCAAATCAAATCGCACTAAGAAAGACAATCGGGTGCTACACATACGGAACGAGTACATACACCACAACTGACTCAATGGGGATCGCATCACAAACTAACTTTTTCGTGCTGGCTTATGACAATTTAAAAATGGCGATTACGATCCACCCATTGACGGGATATATAAGCTCAACTTTGACGGCGATACAAACTGCGCTTTCAGCTTTTATAAGTGGTCTAAATATCGGCGATGATGTTTTATATAGCAAGCTCTACACAGTGGCAAACTTAAACGGCTCGGCACTCGGACAAACTTATAATATAACCTCGTTACAAATTGGTTTATTATCTGGATCACTCGGCGTTGCGGATATCGTAGTTTCTTACAATCAGGCGGCGGCACTTGCTGTTAATAATGTAGTTATAACGGTAGCATTATGAATCAGTATACGGACTACATAACGTCAGAGCATCAAAAGCCAAACTTTATGGCGATTGTAAACGGAATAACACAATCCTTTGATGACATAGAGCAATTATCGCTCGATCTAAATATAAATACCGCAACGGGATATATGCTCGATATTCTCGGCGGGTGGATCGGACAATCAAGAGGGCTACAAGTTCCGATACAATTATCCCCGACTCAATGGGATACTCTTTTGTACAGCGGATGGGATACGGGCGTATGGTATAATGAATACGATGCTTTGACAACTATATCACTCCTAGATGATGTGGATTATAGATTTTTGCTTATACTTAAAATCGCTCAAAATCATTTTGACGGCACGGCTACAACCACGTACAATATTTTAAATTTACTAGGCGTGAACGCGGTCGTTGTTGACAACCAAAATATGAGTTGCGCTATTACTTTTATAGGAAATTTAAGCCTAATTCAGCAAGCTATTATCTCGCAAAAGATAGTAAATTTAGCACCGTTCGGGGTTTTGATACAATATGCACAAGCAAACAATAACGTAGCGATTTGGGATCAACCTATAGCCTCCTTAGCTGGTGGATGGGATGCTGGCGAATGGGCTACATTTTTATAAAAAAGGATAATATTTATGGCACAAAATGATTACCAAACTTTTGGGGATAGTGGAACGGATGGCGTAAATAAGCTATCTCTAACTAACTACACATCGGATAACGACAGAATATACGGCAACGGGTATACTACAAAACTGTTGCGCTCTCAATTAGTAAATAAAGCTTTACAGCAAACTTCTAAAATCACCTCGGCGGTTGCTCAATTTTTAGTAAATAATGGAATTTCTGCACTTGATACTGATAGCTCGGCGGTTATTGCAACGAATCTCGGCAATATAATCGCTATGGGTGCTGGCATTGGTAGCAATCAAACCTGGCAGGATGTAGCTTCTAATAGGGCGCTGGGTACTACTTACACTAATTCAACTGGGAAGCCTATTTTAGTTGTAGTTATGTGCGGTGGTACGCAGTCCGCAGATTTAACATTAGGCATTAACGGCTCTGTTTTTATTCGTCAATGTGTATATAATGGCGCATCACAGGCTGGCACAGTTTATGGGATTATACCAAATGGCAGCACTTACATTGCATCACTAACGTCAGGTAGTGCGATTGGTATTAAATGGAATGAATTAAGATAAGGAAAAATAAATGAAATACTATAAAGATACAAATAGCAACGTGTACGCATATGAGTTAGACGGTTCACAAGATGAATTAATAGGTGATAAAGTTGCTATGACAGCGGATGATATTGAAGCTCACATAAACCCGCCTATTACGTTAGCACAGTCAATCGCACATCTTGAAAGTATAACGGACGCTTACATACAAAGCAAAATAGATACTTACAATTTAGCAAATGGTGTTAAGTTCAAAGATATTGATGCATTTACTAAGTACGCAATAAATACAGCAAGCGAACAAAATGCTATTGCAAATAAATTTATAGCGTATGCAGATAATATTTGGAAAGCTGTCCGTACATATCAAAAAACTGCAACTACTATTCCAACAGATGCAGAATTTAAAGCGGTACTAGATGGAGTTGCGTTCTAATGAAACAGTTTAATGGAGATATAATACTAGAAGAGTTAGATAATGGCTCTTGGAGATTACAAGATGATTTTAGTTATGAAGATGACTATATTCAAGTAACTATTAAATCTAATTTTATAACAGATGGTGCATCAATTCCTAAATTATTTTGGAGTGTTGTTGGTAATCCATTAGAAAACGATTTACTTAAGCCTGCAATTATTCACGATGGTTTATACAATCTTATGCATCAACCAAGATTAGAATGTGATAAGTTATTGAAAGAGATGCTTTTATTTAATGGCACTTCTAAAATGAAAGCGTATTTTATTTATTATGCAGTGAGACTGTTCGGTGGTTCTCATTGGAAAAAAGATACAACAGATATGATGAAATTTGTACAAATAAATAGTAAGGAATAAAAATGGATTGGCAATGGTTAGCAGATGGGTTATTTATTGTGGTAGGGGCGTTGTTGGGAATAATATCCGCAAATATTCGTAAAGATATGGAGAAACAAGATACACTAATTGAGAGTATTACGATAAAAGTACAAGGTATTGAGTT